AGTGGCTCGGAAAGTCCTTCAACGTGGAGGTCCTCAAGCAGGCTCTCTACAAGCCCATGGTTCGCCCTGGTAAGGAGCAGTACCCATCCACTATCAAGCTCAAGATTCTCACCAAGCCTGATGGGACATTTGTACCCGAGTCTTACTCCATGCAGAAGCAGCCTGTTCCCCTCGATAGCATCGAGAAGGGACAGAAGGCGAGGGCTATCATCGACCTCAACCAGATTTGGTTTATCGATAACAAGTTCGGTGTCACCATCCGTCTCCAACAGGCTCTCTTTGAGCAGTCGGCCAAGCTCCCCTCTTTTGCCTTCCAAGGTGTGAACCTTCCCGATGATGACCTTGAGGTCGATGTCGAGGATGAAGATGAGATTGAGGAGGTTGATGATCAGTAAAAAAATCCAATTCCGAGTCAATTAGGACTCGTACCAAAATCCCTTCTTGTTAAGTTGAAAATAACTTCTTAACAACAAGTAAGAATGAACGCTACACTTAAAAAATTACTCAGGGGTAAAAAGGCGTGTGCCCCTGCGTCGCATCTATGGTTGAAAAAGAAAAACGGTTCAATGACCAAAGGTGCTGTGAAGATTGGTGAGGGTCAGTATGGTAAGGTGTATCGTGGATGCATAGACGATGAATGTGAGAAATACATCGTCTACAAGGAAATTAGAACCCCTTCACTGAGTGAAAAGACAAATAATGTACCACTCGCAAAGTACAAAAAAGCACTCGATGAAATCAATCCTAAAATGGAGTTCACGATTGCTAAAAAATTGGAAGGATTTGGTGTCCCAAAGATGTATCTTTATAAGACATGTGATAAGAAGGACATTCTGTACTCCGAGTACGTGAAAGGTGAAGAGTTTGCTGAGTGGATGGCCACGCAACCCAGTCTATATGCAATTCGTTCGGTTATGTTACAAGTAATCTACAACCTCTATCGTATCCAAAAGAAGTATCCAGGATTCCGTCATCACGACCTTCATCTTAGAAACATTTTAGTGCGTCCAGTACCCATGAAAGCATTGAGAATCAAGTTGGATGACAAGACATATACAGTTTCGAATGCAGGATTTGAAGCTGTTATCATTGATTTTGGTTTTTCCGTGTTCCCTCGAATTAAGAATCCTCTCATCAATGCCAACAATTATAAAAACATTGGTATTTCGAGAAAGTCTGATAAACATTACGATTTACATTACTTCTTAAATTCCATACATGATTTTGTTCGTCAGCCACGGACACGTACAGAACGTGTAATAAAGTCATTCATTGAAAACATTCTACCCGCAAAGTATCTCACACGTGTTTCTAATAATCTGAAAAACTTTAGATTGAGGGGTAATAAGTCTGTGAATCTAAGCTTTGAGGAGGTTCTCTCGAAACCCTTTTTCACGGGTGAAAAGAGTGCACCACTCGTGATTCCAGTCGCCAAACCCCAAAAACCCACGACCATCATGGCCCCTAAAAAGAAATTTCAGTCTCCCACCGATAAGAAAGCAGCGATGGCACGAGCCATAGCGGTAATGAAAGCTGCACCCAAAAAACAGAGACCCATGATTCGTCGAAAATAATTACAGTACGACCTTAAAAACCCTCTTCGTACCCTCGTCAACTTCAGAGAGTATCTTAAACTTTGGAGTCTTGACGAGTTTGTCGCCATTCTTAGTGACGAATGATTTCATCCGTTCAACTTCACCACGGGGCATTTTCCTGGTGTACTTGAGCGTGACATTCTTGTTTCCAATAGTGAATACAGTTGAAGACATTTTTAATATTTACCTATAATAAAATATGCAGCGCTCAACGATTCTTCTCGGAGTAGCAATTCTTCTCGTCGTGTTCTTACTCTACAGGAACACAACCAAGGCTTCCCCAGGTGGTAAAAAGTGGACCATTTACGGAACCAAGGGGTGTGGATGGACCGTCAAGCAGTTGGATTACATGAAGAAGAATGGAAAGCCTCACACATTCGTCGATTGTGAAAAGGGTGGATGCGACGGTATGACCGCTTTCCCCACCCTAAAGCACCCCAATGGTGAGACGACTGTTGGATACAAGGAGGTTTAAATCATTTGTTATTCAAGAGTTGATTGTATCAACTTATCAATAATGAAATTAGGGAATTTAACAGTACATTGAATACCCGAGAGACTTTAGTCCATATCCGGTATCAGTGGCTGCGGTCCTTGCAGTGGGAACAGCAGTCTTCGCATTCCACTTTGCAATAACTTCAGCATCTGTTGTCGCTGTACACGCGTCAGTGGCACCCATACCTCCTCCACCATAACCCGCATATCCAGCATCCTTAATCGAATAGTTGCAGTTGTCACCAACCTTGGTCACATCGACTTCAACCATTTTGCAGTGTTGGTTAGTTTTGCGCATCGCGATATACTTCTTATTGGTTGCACTGGAACTGAGTGTGTGGAAAGAATGGGACATACCCGCCGCGGTGGCTTCTTCACTAGAAACGGGTACACTATTATTGATGTAGGTACCCCACCATGTAGCGGATTCTGGTTTAAAGTCATCGATACTCTCACATGCTACTGTTCCAGTCTGGGCATCGAAAGATTGGTCGGGTTGACAGGCTGGTCCTGAGGGCCCAGCTGGGGTGGTTGGGGTTGGGGTTTCCTCATCGTCTTTTTTTGTCATCATTACAGCGGCTACACTGGAGCTGATACAAAGTGCACCGACACCGGCTACAGCTAGGGCAGCCATTGTTTTACTTTATGCTGAGAATTTATTCAATAATGAAATTAGATGCCACGTACAATCTGAAGGGCAAGAGAAAGGATGAACGCATCGGTCAAGTTGCTAATGGGCTTGAGGATGGAGATGTGCTTCACGAGGGAGCGGTTCCATACAACACGGAGAAGGAAAGTGCTGATGAGCACGACGAGTACAAAGGTGAGAACCTCGGTGAGAATTTCGGACCTGGACTTAGCTTTGGCAACCTCTTGAATCATTTATTACATGTGGATATTTTTTTCTAGGTAAACTACAAATGAGGGCGCTTCCCCTGAGTGGCTCGGAAAGTAGGTATACCAACAGGCGATGGTCTACACCAAAGGGTATTGGGAACAACAATTGCTACGCCTATGCTGTTGGGGACTATGAGGCATACAGGTGGCAAAAGTCCATCCCAGGTGATCGTTCTGGTCTTTCGAATGGACATCACAACTATACCCATTGTACTGGTCTCCCTCGTCGCGTTATTTCGGATAACCCCAAAAGGGTGTACAGAGCGGGTGCCGATGAAAAATGCAAAAAAGGATATTTCAAAGTCATGATGTTTGTTTCTCCTGGGAGACCCATGAACTATATTCGACAAGGAGATTTCCACTTTTACAAGCAACATGGTGTGATTGAGTACAAGGTCAAACCCGGGGACACCATCAAAACTACAGCCAAATTCTTCAAAGTTCCTGAATCACGGATAAAGAAGGGTGGTCAGTTTAAAGTGGGTAAACGTATCGTGTTCAAGGCTAATGTATTCAGTCACAAGCGTGGTTGGGCTACTGGTCCGCTTCTGACTGATGCTAAAGGTAAAGCCATAACTGATCCACGTAAGGCTTCTAGGGACTATCCAGGTTTAAACTACGAAAAGTACTGTAGTTCATTCTGCGTCAAGGACAGTGGAATCAAAGTCGGCAAGACTCACCCCAAGGTCCGCTAAAATACTATCTAGGTCAGGTATTTCATCTACATCAAAATTAATGTCAAATAGGTCCAAGACATTAAATATAGACTCTTCATTCAAGGACACAGAATTCGCCGTTGCTGTGTAATTGTTCTGTATAGTGACCGTAATTTTAAATTGCGTACCATCTATAATTTTTCGACAAATCGGGCATGTATTCTTACCTTGATTCTTCCATTCCTGTAGACAGTGGGAATGAAACATATGTCCACACCGGGCTGGAGGGTTGGTCCTCGTACACCGGAGTTCATTTAGACATATGGAACATGTTGACATTCTATAGGATGGTTTTAAAGTTTTTTCGGGAATTTTTCTCAGTTAGTAAATGTCGGGCATTTTGAGAAGAGGTTTATCACACTTGATGCATGGTCCCTTACCTTGTACGTCATCTTGCACCTTGGTGAGGAGCTGGGGACCCTGGGACTGGAGGAGCTTACGGTAGGAGTAGTTGTCCTCGAAAGAAATATTGTTTTGCTTCATGACATAGTTGTTGAAGAGCTGGGCTGACGAGTTTACGGTGAAGCACCGTCCATCGGCCATACCAAGTCGTTGCGACATATTGTTAATATACATTTAGAATTTTATTTGCCTGTTGGTAATTGTTCTCATCCAAGATGAGAACCCCTTCTCCTTAAGAACTTTGACAAACGGATCACATCT